CATGCTGATTATTCTCCTTAATAAATGTGCGTAGACAATTCTTTAATAAATAGTAAGAGAAACACTGAAAGGTAAAAACTATTCTCTATAAAAACCTCTCTTATCAATGTGTTCTGGTGAATCTTTCGTTATAACTCTTTCTCTTGGCATTTTTGCCTCAACAGCGTTCTCTCTAATTACAATTTTTGGTTGCTCTTGATTCTTATCTTCACCGATTATGTATCCCAATACTTTTATATTGACGTCTGCTTGATACATTTTTTCGTCAGTGCCTAAATTCGATGAATTGGTTGTTGGTGTAAAACTATCTTCGATAAACGCTTCATACTTGTGTTCGTTCCTTCTCAAGAGAAAATGGTTTACCGCACCAGTTCTTGTAATAAAAGGGGTAACCATTTGATTCATCTGTTGTTGGTATTCGCATCTCAATGTAATTCTATACATCATTTCAACGTGTACAGGAAGCGGAATTGAAATATTTTGATAAACAACTTTTTTATTTTCCTTTGGAAAGTTAACTTGCTTTCTCCACTTGTATGCATCTGCGTTTGCGAAGTTCGAAGTTTTATCTTGATTTATAACTCTTCCAATAGTAATGGATCCCCCCTTTTCGTCGAGCATCGGAGGAACGTGAGCTTGAAAAATGCCCTTGTTGGAAAGGTTGTGGGTGAGAGAGGTTCGTTCTACGGTAATGATAGGTAAGATCAAGATCCCTTTATCATCTCGCATCTCTTTATTATTTTTTATCTGGAAGGCGCGCTCTGCTGAAAGCCACACAACTGGTGCTTTCTTAAAACCTTTGTTTGTGTCACAAGATATATCAAACTCATTATCAATGTATTCAAATAACGATCTGTCTATATTCTCTAGAGTAGAAGGCTGAATTAACTTTTCTTCCAACACATTAGAACTTAGTTTCACTGTGATATCATCATGTGGCATCGAAAAGGCCCTCGCGCGCTTTGATACACTCTGCTCCAATCTCAAACTTGTGGTCTATCTGACCAAACAACTGTTTTGGTTCTACTAGAGAAGTGATCTCATAATAAATATCACCATACAGAACGAAGTCTCCAACTCTAACAAATAAATCCTGGTCTTCAGTCAATCTTCTTTTATGAAATTTGATTGAAATGGTTGTATCTTTATCAATCCCGACGTTGTTCATGAAGCCCGTTTGTAAGCCTCCAAAATTTACCAAAGCGTATACTCTGATCGGGGGCAAAAATGATTTAACCATCGCCTCTCCATAAAGATCGTGAAAGTTTGTGTGCTCCAAGCTTATCGGGTAGTACAATATTTGCTGCCCGATAACTCTTTCAATAAGTTCATCGTTAACTTGTTTGATGAGGTCGCGCTCTTTTTTACCAGCAAAAAGAGGCGGCGGCGGCTGCTTTGGTTGAGACCATTTTGGCATTTGTCAAATTCGCCTCCCTTATCCTACAAACACAGTTAACGGCACTTTTGCCTGCAAGTTTACAGCTGCATCGGCCATGGCTGCTTCTTGTTCAGCCAGTTTAGAATAGGTCAACTCATCAAGGACTGCTTTTAACTCATCTCTAAGCGCGGTCTGTTCTTGTTGCGCGTGGCCGATCAAAGCATCTCCGTTCAAAGTTATAGCTTCGCCCGGAATCGGTATAGTTGCGAATTTTCCTCTTATATATCCTAACATCTCTTTACACAAAGCAAGAGTGAATCTCCTAATCCACTGTTTCCCTATCGAATTTATACTATTATATGGTATGTTCTCAAAAGGTAGCGTGTTCATATTATTAACACCGGTGGTGCTAGTCCTGCGATCATTTTCCTCGTCCCAAGCATCATTTTGGTTACGAATTATGAATTCAAACCACATTTTTTTCGGAGTAACGGTAGTTGTAGAGGGGAATATTCTAAGTTTATTATTTCTGAGTTCATATGAATAGTGAGAATTTCTTGTATAGATCGCGCTTTCAAAACTCTTGGCCTGAAGTTTGTTTTGCCACACCGGTACGATTTGAAACTGAGAATCATCGGCCCATTGACCATAATTCTGAAGATTGCCTACAGTATTCAACCCCCCGTAATAACCATAAAATCTCCACATAGCTTGAGGTGATTTATAAAACACCTTTTTTATTAGTACTTTACTGTTGTTCACCTTACCATAAAAAGGGACAGATGAATCAGAGGTCGCAGCTGTGGACACAATATCTTGCAAATCATAATCTTGCTGGTCAACAATCGTACTGAAAGAAGCAGAATAAACCGTTTCATATCCCCCAACACCAGTCTCGGTTGAGAGGGCTTCTCCAATACGTCTTGCGTATGAAAATTCAATGTTGGGAAGTTTAAGGGCAACGTTCGAACCACTTAGTTCTTTACCAGTAGCAGTGTTAATGCTGCCAGATTTTATAATTCCATCCTGATCAAAACTACCTGTTGTACCACCAAGCATTGAAGATAAAGAATTTTTTGCCTGATGTATATTGACGATGTATGAATATTCTAGGCATGCTTCTTCATAGGCTGCATACACATTGCCTTCTGTAAGCTCTATATCTAAGACGTCTCCGCCTAATTTTTTGTAAGTATAAGCTACTTGATCAACGGCGCCGGCTTTAAAATCATCTATCCCGTCGCCAAGTAAGTACATACCAAATGACATCGACGAGGAAACATTACTAGTGCTGCCTGTTGCTGGAAGTCTTATAGCGCTTGTTGCACTTGACGGTGTTAAAGTTGGGACTGCCATTCATTATGTTCTCCTATACATATTAAATAGTTTGCCATGAAAAGAAAACCCCCGCCTTTTTAGGGGCGGGGGTCAATAATTAAAAATTATTAAGAAACAATGATTACGAAGTAACTACAGTAGTCACGAAGTGACCAGTCAATGTTGGATCATCAATCTCAGAGATCAAGTCTCCTCTGTAGAGAACCACGTTTGCAGCACCTGGATAAAAGAAATCCAAGACTGTACCACCGGTGCCGCCGGCTGCAGCAACAGTGTCTAGATTAAACCGGACACTCTTGAAGGTATCTCCGACGTCAGCGATTGCAATTCCAATGTCTGTGGGAGAGTTTGCCTCGTCAGTATCACCAATCGCAGTTGCGCCACCGATGATATTGGTTGTGGTAAAGCCCACAGCGAAGTCATCTGCGACTGCGATGCCAAACACTACTTTAATGTGCATACCACCATTGCTCGTGGTTGCCTCGGGAAGGGCGATGTAAGTCCCATCTGCCTTGGCAGCGTTAATCAAAATAGTATGATCACCTGCGCTCATTCCGGTAAGGTCATGATTACCCGCAGCGGTAGTGATATAAGTAAAGTCTTTGACCTGACTTGTAACCTTTATCGGGTTTTTAAGACCCCTTCTTAGTAAATTTATTGCTCTTTTAGAACCCATTATATTTTCCTCCTATATTATAAAAATTAATGGACTTGCGGACAAGCCGCTTGTACGTGTTTATAAATAGTCACAAAATGACGTTTCACGCCAATAATTATTTAATATAAAAAAGCCCCGGGATTACCGGGGCTTAGTGTGATCTTAGTAATCTAACTTCCCTTTAGGGGACTAGATTAAACCAAATCTGGTACATCAACTAGCACTAAAAGCCAAATTCCCGACTGCGCCGGTTTCGCGGGGGACGCTCCAAAGTTTAATATGCCAATATCCTTTTTCTCTGCAGTAGAAAACTGCTGCACTTCCGATCTGTCCCCAGCAAGCATTGGTTCCATCAGTCTGGAGGGTTAAAATATTGTCGGTGGCCGCTGAAACATCAGCACAACCGGCAAGACCAGTACCTGTTCTAAGAACTTGATCACCAGCAAAGAAATCTCCGGAAGCGCATGTAAATACTAGATTAGCTTGCGTATCTGCATTAGTTGTTTGTCTATATACTACGTAATTACCAAGTGTTGCTGTTGGAAGAGTCACTGCTCCAGCAGCCTCCGCGATCCAAGCAGAATCAATAATCGTATTATCAGATATTGTAATTCCGGCATCAATATTGGCGTCGGTTTTAGTGGTTGTGGTCAAGCCTTTTGGATCATAGCCAGCGGCAAAGGCTAGATCTCTTGCGTGGAGGGTGGCTTCAATCTGGAACGAGCCTCTTATTTTTCTCAATAAATTAATTCCTCTTTTCGAACCCATTTTTTGTCGCTCCTTATAAG